TAATAGGATATAAACAAACCAATCAAATAAAAAAATTCATAAGCAAAAATAATATGATAGAATTTTGTGATTACCCTGGTGATAAAACATATAAATTATATCCTCATGCGATGTTAATAAACAGAGAAGGTGTCAAAGAGATCATTTTAAATACAAGACAATATTTAACATCTTTTATAAAAGATATATTTAGAAAATCTAGTTTTGATATTAAGATTGAGAATAATAAAAAAACTGTAAATTATATTGAGATTGAAGATGAAATCAAGAATGAGTTTGAGAATAAAATTAATGAAGATGAAAGTAATGTTATAATAGAAAACATAAAAAAAATTTTTGCAAGTGAAAAGTATTTTCAAAAATATGAAATAAAAGATAAATATAAGGTTGATTTATATTTTCCAGAATATAAAATTGTAGTAGATAGTGATAGGGATAAAGAAAGATTTCTTAATATAAATGATAATTTAAAGATAGATGAGAGTTTTTGGGTAAGATATGATATTGAGCCTGATATATCAAAAATAATTGGGCAACTATATGAAATAATGAAAAAAAAAGGAAAGGTCACATATCAAGTTTGTTGTAGTTGTAAAATATCAAAAGAATTGATAGAATATCATAAAAATTCTCTTAATCCATTAAGAGTTGAATATTGCTGTAAAGTATGTAGAAGTATAAAAAATAAAGAAGAAAAAATTAAGAAAAAAAAGAAACTTGAAGAATTGGAAATTACTGAAAAACATTGCTCTAAATGCGAACAAACATTTCCTATTGCAAATTTTTGGAAAACAATTACTGAAAAAGACGGTTATTTTAAATATTGCAAGGAATGTGGTAAAGAACATAGAAAACAAGCACTAGAAAAAAATAGAAAAGAACCAGAAGATTTTAGAAAATGTACAAAATGCGAAATAATTAAAAGCAAAGAAGAATTTTCTAAATATAGTGAAAGTTATGATGGTTTACATCCTATGTGTGTAACATGTTATAAATACATAAGAAATAAAGCATATAATGAAAACAGGCAAGTTATTTAACATAATATATCTTTTGAATTCATATCCTTTATTATAAAATAACTTACAAGAACTATTAATGGTGCTAAAATTGCAGCAGAAAAACACCATAGACTTCCGACAACCTGTCTATTAAAAATATTATAGTAAATAAATGTCAAGCCGAATATTAGTATTAACCATATCTTTAAGTTTAAAGGCTTGATAAAACAGATCAAAATGATTAATGATATTATAAAACTGTATATATACCATCCATGCGGCCACGTCCAATTTAGTCTATTATCAGGATTTTGACATCTATTTGATTTATCTACACAGTTTGGATCTAAAGGTAATGTTATATCAGGATAATCTTGTGGTAGATAATAATAGAATACTATATATAAGAAAAATAAAATACCAACTATTAAAGGAATAAAATCCGTAAATTTTAATTTTTCTTTAGATATATATATTATTGATAGGATAATACCAAGTCCGATAGCTATATTATGTGTAGCTAATAAATATTTTCCGTAAGTTGTACCTGTTCTATTTAAATTATCATCATCTGTATCAATTCCGCGCCATATTAATAATTCTGCAAACTGCATCTGTGAATAAGTTAAAATTAATATACCCAAAGTTATTTGTCTAGTTGATAATGCAAATATTCCAGCTATAATTCCTAACACATATGACATAATACTTGTATTTAATGAATAACACATTTATATTATTAGAATATTTTTTTTATTAATTTTTAAACCAATCATCAATGGTTTAAAAATTCTCTCTAAATTTATTTTTCCCATCTATTACCTTCTATATCTATTCCATTTTTAATATATCTGCTTATAGTAGTTCTATCTTTTTTGTATATTTTCGCAGCTTCAATAGTTGTACTAAAACTATTTATCAGAATATTATCTTTATAAACAAATATTTTTTTAGACGGTATAAATTCTTCTACAACATCTAAAAATATATTTTTCCAAACATATCCTTGACGATCAATACTTTTCCCATTAATATATTTAGTTATAGCTGATCGTGATTTATTAGTTTTTTTAGCCGCTTCCGTAATAGTATGAAAACTATCAATTAAAATATTATCTTTATACATATGAATTTTTTTCTCAGTATGTAAATGCAATTCATATTTTTTAATTTTTTCAGGAATATTATTTTCATCTACATATCTCCATAAAAAATTATGACATGTAGAACTTAAACCATTACATACTCTAGATATCTCATGTCTACTTTGAAAAGCATCAATACCTCTCCCGGCATCTGCAGCACTTTTATATACTTTTATTAAATCACCATCTAATGTATATTGACCAACAGCTTTTGATGTTGCCAAAAACAATGGTTTAATATCTTTATTATTTCCTTTACTATATAACCATAAATATTTACCAGCAGATCTTCTCAATGTAAGACAAGCGTTATATATATGATTACTTTTAATATTTGTTTCATTACTTGCATTTTTTAAATTTTTAAAAGTTTGTAAATATTTACCTGTTAATGTGTATTGATTAATACTTTTATTTAGATATTCTTTTTCTTTGATTTTTCTATATATTCTTCCTATTACTCTTGATATATCAAAATCATGTTCATCTGGGTTAAATCTTATCCAATCACTATCATCTATTTCCAACTTTTCATTTACATAATCCATTCTTTCTCTTTCTTTCCACGGCTTTCTATCAGTATGTCCATTTTCATCGCATTCTATTACTATCTTATAGTCGGTAAAATATAAGTCCAAATAATATGTTCCTATCTTATATTGATCCTCAAATTTTTCTGTTTTAAATACATTTGTTATTGTTGACAATGTTTGTTGTTCCTTTGTTAAGCATTTACGGTTGGTGGTGTCTATGTTAAACTTTTTAAGGATATAAGCAACATCAGGAGAGATACGCTTGCGAGTTTTAATAAGAATTTCAATAGCTCCATCTCTAGTAATAAGAATGGTATTATGTTTAAGTTCTGGTTCTTTTATACCAGGATAATTATGAAAAATTATTTGATTACTTTTTGATACATTATTAATTACAACTTGTGTTGTATTAGCATATCCTAGAAGTGCTGCTATTTCATAACCTACAAAATACTCAAAATAAAGTCCGTTACTTATATAAGAATAAGTCGTAAGTTCATTTTCATTTTCAATAAGTTCAATTTCGTGTTTATCTGTCATTTTTTATTTATAAAATTATTTCTTTAAATTTGCAATCTATAAAAAAAAATTATAGATTGCAAATTTAAAGATCTATATAGAATTTAGATGTAAAATAATTAATTTTTAAAATATTTAATGGTTTAAAAATTAATCTTTTCTTCATATAAATGACCAATAGGTTTAAAAATATTTTTATTTAAAATACCATGAAAATTAAAGTTCACTTTATTAAAATTTTCTCTAAATTTATTTATACTTAAATGTCCCCCATATTGTTGTAATAATCTCCAATGAGGTGCAGGTATTATTATAAACTTTTTTATATCTATATTAGTATTCTCTAATTGCATTATGTAATGAAATAATTTATTTAAAAGTATTTCTGAATATTCATAAAGACTATTGTGTTTATTATCTTTTATAAACGCTTTACAACAATTAAAACTGCAGAACACACCATCTGTAATATAATATTCATCCTTTTTTATATCATATTTATTATCTGTATTTTTTTCTTTTATTAAATTAAAAATAAACGGTGTGTATTTTGCTCCTTCAATTCTCTTTGTTTTTTCACTTGTAATATTTTCTTTTATTGTATAAGTATCTTTTGTAACTTCAGAATGATACTTTTTTGTTGCTTTATTTGATACATATTTTATAGGACATCCTAACGGATATGATGAAAATTGATGATGACACCAAAAACAATTATATTTAAGATTTTCTAGTTCTTCTCCTGTTTTAAAATCAATCATTGATATATTACACTGGTATATCTTCTTTGATTCATCTAAAAAAGATATAATTTCTATAGGTTTATCTAAATTTATGTCTGTCAATTTTGTGGTATTATTTGGTATATTCTCATTATAATTTAAATTTGAGATTATTTTAATTCCATATTTCTCATCAAGCTTATCTATATTAATACCCTTTAAAGTAAATACATATTTATTTGACTTTCTTTTCTTCTTAATCATATTCTAACTATTTAGAATTTTTAATATTTTTAAATTCATTTTTATTTTTTCTGACAATTTTATAACTTTTTATTTTTTATAGAAGATGATTTTATAACTATATTGCAGTAGTATAAGATATTAACATTCTAATTTGATATTCAGGAGGTAATTGTGCCGGTTCTGGCGGAGAACTACCTGGAACATATGTGGAAACAACAAAAAAATAATCACTATTTATATTTGTAGGTGGAATATTTCCAGAAACAAGTGTATTATTTAAATTGGATAAAGATACTAGTGCAGGTCCTAACAAATAAGATCCTCCAGATTGTGATATTACAGCAATAACTATATCAGCATAGTCCGGTGGTACTGTATTTACATTTGTAAATTGTATACTAGTTATTTGAGAATTATCTGGAAGTGTAAACCAAGACGATGGAAGAGGGTCTGGAGGAGGTTCTGGAATAGGGTCTTGTGTAGCAGAATTTGTATTAAAAAATATATAAACTTCAGGTAAAGGAGATTCAACTGATAAAGATGCTGCAGTCCATCCAGTTGTTATTGTCACAGTTTCACTATCTAAAATCAATGTATTTATGCCTTCGGCAACTGCTATATTAGTAATACTAAAACTATTATTTGGTTGAGATGGTTGATCTCCTTGACTAAGATATACAAGATAACCACTTTCTATCTCATCTTCTGTTACATCTGTAAGTTGGAAATTACTCATTTATGTATTTAAAGAAAAATATAAAATTTTATAAATAATTTTTAATATCATTTACTTCTATAATTTCAAAATCTTTTATTAGTTCATCCAATTTTGACATTTTAGATATTAATGGGAGATTGCAAATATATAATAAATATTCCGTTGAATTAGTAGTATAAATTATTTTTTTATTCATATCTATTACACAATTAGTATCTATTAGGTAAATAATATTATATTTTTCTAATATTAAAAGATATTTTTTATGTTGAGCTTCATTATAATCTTTTAAACTTATTTTGCATTCATATATAGTATTTTTTTCAATGTTTAAAAAATCAAAAATACACTTTTCATATTTATATTGACAAGAAATATCTTCTCCGTATAACTCTTTTAATATTTCACCCCAATATGCTTCTTGTTTTAAAGAGTTTTCTTTGGCGATAATAAAAGATTTTGCTCCTTTATATTCTAAACCACCTTCTCTTTTTATATCTTCAATAATGTACGGAATGTTAGGTAATTCATAACAATTTATAAATTCTTTAAATACATCTCTATGTAAGCCTGTTTCAGTTTCAAAAGTTTTTAACCATTTAGTAGAAGCTTTAATATCAAAAATGTTTT